ATACTTTGTAGCCTATTTTTATAGGGGGTATACTTTTTAGGGGGTTTTTATACAAGTGGAATTAGGGCGCAATTTGTATACTTTTTGTCTCCTATTTCTTATTTAGCCATTTTGTATACTTTTTGGTGACAATTTTTGTGCCCTATTTCTAGGGCACAGTTTATGACTTGCTGGTGCGGCGCCGTTGTTCGTATACTTTTCAATGTAAGCTCCGCCGATTTGTGCGGCTATTTCTAGGGCACAAATTATTACTGAAAAATAGGTCTTTTTGACATATTTGTATACTTCACAGCCCTTTTTTGATTGTAATTCTGCGGCTATTACTAGGGCACATTCTTTCAATGGGACCTATCGCAGATAAACTCGCCAAAACTGGGATTGTTGTTCATAAATTCGCTTCTTCCAGTAATATCATCATTGGGATTAAATACTATCAAATTGTGCTTACATACATGAGCGGCAATTTTATTGTCATTTAGCGTGTCACATAAGCGATATACGCCCCTAATATGGTCCCTAACTTGGTCACTAAATACGTGACTAATAACAGCATTATCTATTCTATTGATTAGCGCCCATTCCTCGAAGACCGAATTATCTAGGCTATTTACAGCAAGCCCCAAATCAATACCAGAATTGAAGATATTCTCTCTAATTTCAGGGTCAAGTGATTTACAGTGCACGCTATTGATATTAAGCGAATCATCAATCCACGCTAGAACGCTTTTACGCGTGTCATTTATCTGCTCTATTTTCATTGCCTTAGGCAATCCGCACTGCGCTGCAAATTCTAGCGGATTTAAATAAGCCTCTAATGCCATATGAGCTGCAGGCTTATTTATGGACCGCTTTAGAGCAAGATCTACTGCCCCTGGAAGTGTAAATTGCCAGTTGTAGGCGGCGCCGCGTGCGCTTATAAGACCAGATAGTCCGCAATTAGACTCGAGATACGGTAGCATTCTTAGCTTCCATGAGGGCATTTGTAAAGAACTAATCAATATGGGCTCCTCGGCAGCATGTGTGCGTTTAAGAAGAGAAAGACTGTCGCTATATGTTACTCCTTGCTTAGCGCCCGTAAAATACGCGTAAGCTCCTGATGAAGTATTACTCATGGTAGCGTCTTGGTTATATTTACTGTTTTAATTGATTCTGAGTTCAAATTTACCTTACTTTTAGACCCATTTACCCCAAAAATTGAAGTCCACTCAGCTCACAAGTTGTTAGGTGAGAGGGTGGTTATTATAGTTACTAAAATGTAGTCTCAAACCTATAATCATATAACTACCTCCCTCTCGGATGCCTACAGCAACCCTCTTATAGCATATTGCAATAACTGGCATCCAGTCAACCAATCTAGATATTTAACCTTATTAGGTTAAAAGATGTTTACAGCAACTCATTGATTAAAATCACCTCTCCAACATCTTGTGGTTTAATCTAATTAGGGTTAAATATCTAGATTGGTTAGTCCTTACAGCAACACACCATTTCAATGTTTTGAAATAACATATAGGACTATGTCAGGGAACTCGTACGAGTTTCCCACAGCAAAACAATTATAACTATATCGGAATCACGCTATGATTCCTACAGCAATACATACGTTATATAAACCACTTGCGAAAGCAGTGGTTCTAACTCCAATGATGACGCGGCTAGAGAATGATTCATTGGTTTTATATCTGCGCGAGGATTTAGAATCCTTATTTTTTTGGTAAATAAGAAGATTATACGTAAAAATTAAATATGACATACTTATTTTTATGTATCACTCTTCGTGATTAGACACCATATTACCAACAGGGGGCTCGGTGGCGCTCTCACCAGAGGGTGTGCTCGCATTTTCAACAGGTGTCGCAAGAAGCAGTAGTTGCTTAGGTGCCGCGAGTTTCATCACTGTCGCGCCAGCACTTGCTCCAAGAATCGCTGGACCAAAGATAGCAGCGCTGATGATGGTCAGCGGTAGAGCAGAAGGCGCCAGCGTTGCTGTAAACAGCATACACGCGCACATGATAATCATCATCGTGAGCGCGCCGCCGCAGAACGCAGTGAATATAACATTCCCATTATACTTGAATACCGGCTGCATTTCCTTTTACTATACTTCTAGTAGTAAAAAACACTTCAAATTTTGTAAGATTAGCAAGAAGAAATTAATATTCGTTCAACGGATTTACATTGAACTGTCTGGGGTTATACGGGATAGCATATTGTCCTAGTAGTAAAAGCGTAAATGTAGTTCCAACAAATACCGCTGCGGCAATTCCAATCACGCATTTTAGCGCAATTATATATCCGTATGCGAATCCTATACCAATAATATAGATATTTGTTACCATAAGCGTTACTATGGTAACGAATACAGAGCAATCGATAATACGTTTAAACGACATTACTTTCGGTATTTTAGTTATTAGTATATACTGTGAGTAGGCTTCATCTTTTATTCACAAATCAGTCTCTTGAATATACAACTGATATTCATCGTCTTCCATTCCGTATTCAATAATATTTTTAAAAGAGTTTGAGACATAAAGTGTCATATCGCCACCGTAATCAAATCCAGGCACATCGCAATATGCACTAAAGAAAAAATATGCGCCATTTGTCAATTGTCCCATACATAACCACGATAAGCCGTCAATTTCACCATCCTTTATCCAGAAGTATTCGTGGATATTTTCTGGAAAATTACCGTGTCTGGCGCGCTGACCCATGCTCTCGATGAGAATATCTCTTCTAATCGTATTTGGAGTAAAGTTTAAGCTTTCTGCCACATAATATAATGGATACTCTATCATAATAGGGTTTATATTACATGTTTTTTGTTTACGAATTTCATGCTCACGGGGGCGCTTTATTCTTAGATTATGTAAAGACATTATACGATACAATCTATTTAATATGTAGATTGTATTTATTTAGAATAGCTGGTACATAGTCTTGAAAGAAATCTCAAAAAATTGAAGCCATCTGACTAACAGTCTTACTTGCAAGAAACCTTCAAGAAAAGGTATCGACATTCTGAAAAATGTCTTCCGCAATCAACTTCCAGACTACCGGCGTGAAGGGCTCCGACTGCTACAGCAGCACGGGCTCCGCGCTACTCGACCTCTCGGTGCAGCTGAACCGCGGACTTGAGTCCGACACCATCCACAGCGCCGTCAAGGCGATTGTGGCAACGGGCGATCCTGCGATGATTGAGGACCTCTTCGTCCTCGCGTTCCAGACGCGCGACATTCGCGGCGGCAAGGGCGAGCGTGACCTGTTCGAGCACCTCTACTGCTCGCTTCGGACCCAGCTTCCAGCCGTGACGCTCAGCACTCTGGATCTTGTTCCGGAGTACGGTTGCTGGCGTGACCTATTCGCAATGCCGGCGGATGAGTCTTTCAAGGCAGCTGTTACGAGCCTCGTGAAGGACCAGCTCGCCAAGGACGAGGCTGCCGTCGCTGGCGCCGCGCCAGGAGTTCAGCCCAAGCTCTCGCTCCTGGCGAAGTGGCTGCCGCGCGAGCACAGCAACAAGGCGGAGATGGTTCTGCACGCAAAGGAGTTGGCGCGCGCACTCTTCCCCAAGAGCCCCTGCGCCGGCAAGGAGTACCGCCAGCACGTGAGCGCTCTGAACAAGGTGCTCAACACCGTGGAGCGCACGATGTGCGGCGGCGCCTGGGCATCCATCGACCCCAGCCACGTGCCTGGTCGCGCGCTCGCCAAGTACCGTGCTGCGTTCCTGAACCAGCCGGTCAAGGGCGAGCACGGACGCAAGGCTCCGCGCACGGAGGCAGACCGCATTGCCTGCGAGGAGCACTTCCGCGCCCACTTCGCCAAGGCTGCGCGCGGCGAGGCGAAGGTCAACGGCGCCGACACCGTGTTTCCACACGAACTCGTGAGCCGCGTCCTCTGTGGCGGCGGTTCGGACACCGAGGACGAGCGCAACGCCATCCAGGCGTCCTGGAACGCCATCAGGGAGCCGGTCCGCCGTGCGGGTACGCTAGACCGCACTCTAGCAATGTGCGACTTCAGCGGCTCGATGAGCGGTACGCCCATGAACGTCTCCATGGCGCTGGGTTGCCTCATCTCGGAGGTCAACACGGGTGTGTTCGCGAACCATATCCTGACCTTCGACAGCACGCCGACGCTCCACAAGTTCAAGAGCAAGAACCTGGTGGACCGTGTCAATGAGGTGCGCAACCTCGCGCAGGGTACGAGCACGGACTTCCAGGCTGCCTACAACCTGGTGCTGTCCCACCTCAAGACGCACGCTGTCCCGCCGGGTCAGGAGCCCAAGGACCTCATTGTCCTCACGGACATGGGGTTCGACGAGGCGGCTCGCGGCGGCGGCAGCGGGCGCTATACGGGCTCGCACCACACCGAGGCGGTCAAGACCAAGGAGCACGAGACGCACCCGCAGATTGCGCGTCGAGCCTTCCGTCTTGCCGGTGAGCAGCTCTTCGGCGAGGGTCGCGGCTGGCAGGCGCCGCGCATCGTCATCTGGAACCTTCGTGCTGAGTACAAGGACTTTCAGGCGACCCAGCACGAGGAGGGTGTGGTCCAGGTTGCCGGCTGGAGCCCGAGCCTGCTCAAGGTGCTGACGACCCGTGGCGCCGATGCGCTTACGCCGGATGCGATGCTGCGTGCCCTGCTGGAGGACCCACGCTACGACGCCGTTCGCGCCCGCGTCCACCCGCACCTAATCTAGGCAGCACCAGAAGAAAAATAAAGCATAAATACACATAAAAACATAAAAAACAAATTTTTATTTAGAGTGGTTTTTTGTACACGTGGTGCCTACCAATATTTATGGACTCAACGTGCTCAAATCCCGACTGTAGCAACTTATTAGTAATTTTAACATAATCACAATTGATTCCGTCTTTTTCAAAGATAACTAGATTCAGTTGTTCATATAGACGCGGATTTTCTTCGAAAAATATGTCAAGAAATCCTTCGCAGTCTGCAACTAATGTATTAAATTTTAAGTTGTACGTATTTTCTATTTCACTCAGTGAATATATCATAATTGTACTTTCATCAGAAAGTATTGTTCTTGCTGCATAGCCTTCGCACATATCTGTATCAGTCAGTTCCATTTTTCTCAATGATATTATTCCCCTTATTATATGAAAATTACATCCATTGGCTATCATATTATTTTCTAATGACTCCCAGACACGTTCGTCTGGCTCTACAGAGACCTGATTTGTTGGTATAGATAGTTTCTTATTTATAACACACGACACCATTCCATATCTAGCGCCAAGTTCCAATACGACACAATCCGAAGTTATAAATCTTTCTACTTGGTCCTGCTCGAAGGTCTCTATGTTCGTCTGGTCTAACAGGTCCCCATGTTCATTTTTGAATATCATTTATTAACTATAACATTAATATCTGTTTAAACTTGTTCGATATTGTAACAAATAATACTATAATGATAAAAACGCAATAAAATTGAGTTTTTACTATTTTTTAAAGCCACAAAACAATGACGTGGTCCGCCACCGCTCTAAACTATATATTACGATGTATCGTGCACGATATTTACAACCATAATGGTGACTATAATAAGACCTATTCAAATGAAGATTTGGCTCAGAAGAAGGAGGCAATTGAGCGTGCTCTCGGATACCGTACTGGAACAATGGATACGATTAGTGCAGGTGAGTTTATCCAACTGGGTCTGGAACATCCCAAATTGTTCATACGCAGTCGATTCAAATTTGTACCACGTGAATACTGGGTTGCGTGTGCTGTTCTAACGCCGGAAGCGCCGTGTGCGCCGACCACCGGCGTGCAACGCGCATACTGACTTATGTGCCGCCACAACCTCCGAATAGTGGGCGTCAATGGACTCCTTAACATTATTTTTTGCGGCAGCCGCAGCACGAGCATCAGTATAGCCCGCTGATACCTTTTTGAAGAGACGTGCTGCGTTCTTGAGAGTGTTCTTCGCCGCGCGCGCCTCCTTCAACCATGTCTGTGTTTTAGTCATTCTGTTCTTCACGTAGATTATATTCCGATGTGTGGCCAAATAACCTCGGCGTGACCGAAATTTGGCGGAATCCAGTTATACATATAGAATTTCCATTTGCGCTCTGTATAAATTTTCCAGTTAGCATCCTTCCAGTATTCCAGCATTACATCTCCTCTTACATGTGTATCATAGACTGTAATAATATCACACTTCATTGCACACACTGCCGCCTCAATTCCTTCACGAATGTATGACGGCGCGCGCTTATCAGAATCCCACCAGAATGGACTCGACAGGTCATCGACCTTACCTGGGCGCCGTCTAACGATACATGTAAATACAACATTGTGTATTGGGTGATACACGTATTTTTGTACGCCTTTTGCATCTACAAAATGCGGCAAGCGGCGGCGTTTATGAGTGTCTGCGATGCCAACAAGTATAGCACAAGAGGGATACTCTTCTATATCGGATAGCCACCAGGTTATGTCAGTGTTTTCCTTACTCGGAATATACAATACATCAAAGTTGTTTAGACTATCTGTATGAATTTCGTATAGTACATCTCTAATTGAATTCCACGGCATGCGTCGACAATTAACCGTGGGCTTTGATAAATATAAATAACTAGTTTCAGCCACAAACATCTTAGTTGCGGACATCGCCGACCGATTCGGTAACGATGCCTGTTTCTTATGCGACTCGCGTATCCATACGTGGACAACGGGTTCCTTTTGACTCGTATAATAGTCCAACCATGCCAGGAGCCATCCCGCAGCACCACGGTCTCTGAGTTGGGGATGTAATACAAGACCCTCCACCTGGCACACCTTCTCCTTTATCTCAAGAGTTCCGCTTAGAATACTTCCTGGGAGCTGCGACGATATAACTGTTCCAACAAGAAGCCCCTCTGGTGTGCGAATTCCAAGTATCGTACTCGACTCGCGATTTAGAATTTCTAGAGCGCGGCTCTCGGTTATTTCAAAGATCCAGTCATCCGCACGGTAGCATTCATTCCAGAATTGTGCCACTTCTTTTACCACTTTAAACGACGGTACAAGAATTTCTGGCTCCTTCACTATGAATTTTCGGTTAATTTTGAGCATTGGTGGGGGAGTAGCAGGTTCCTTACGTAGAATAGAACTCTGTTTTACAAATGGGCTAATCGAATGTATATAGGAAGGTCCGGCGCGACATGATGCCGACCAGAAATGCCACGTGCGAGAGCCCCGCTCTGAGCTATGCTCTTTTGGTATGTCTTTTGGAGCAGGGACATCCTGCTCATTAGGTATTATGGAGTTTAATACCCTACTCGATTGAGATTTCATTGAATGTATATTACAAATCTGTATATGCCATCATTTTTTCCGACAGGAGCGCCGTGCATATAATCTACTTTTGTGTTCATTCCCGGTCATTTCTTTCCCGAGGTTATGTAAGAATGAATACTATTATCGACGTTAGTGGGGCTCAGACAGAGGAGGATAAAACGAATAAACGTAATGAGGCGAAGAAGCGTACCATCACTGAGAAGACAGAGGATGCATATTGGCGCGCGATTAAGCGTATCAAGCGTGGGATGGGATTAGATGAATCAGACGGCGATATGGATTTTCTACTCGACTACGATTCTGTTCATGAATGGATTGAAGAATTGTCCCTTTCAAATTCATCCAAGAAAACCTACTACATCGCAATTCACCATACAATTGAGAATTTGAAGGACCCCAATTTTAGTACAGTTATGAAGCGTTACGACACAGATATGATGGCTTTCATTAAGAAGACGCAACGCCCTCCAAAGAAGAAGAAGTTAGACACAATTACGTGGTCTGATATTGTTAAGGTGCGCGCTGCGCTGGAGAAAAAGGCTGCTAAGGACCCCAAAAATTTCCTTCTTGATTACGTTATTATGTGTATGTATACTTATTTGCCACCTTCGCGCTGCGAGTACGTTCGTATGAAAATTTACAAGGTGGCGCCAGGGGAAACGTTTGAGCCCACCGCTGAGGAGAACAATTATATTCTACTGAAGAGCCGGTCAGCCCAAATTGTCTATTCCGATCATGTGTCTATCAAGGCGCCTCCCGCCCTAGTGAAGGTTCTTCACCAGTGGGCGAATTATAACAAATTCAAGTACCTGTTTGTTAAGGTTGACGGTAAGCCGATGTTGAAGAATACGTTAAGTCAGCGCATCCTGTCTATCTTTCAACGCGAAACAGAAAAGAAACTTGGTATTAATTCTATCCGCAAAGCCTATGTGGCGTCGGTGCGTAATGAAGTGCAGGCGTAAAATTTGGATCACGCTGTGTAATTATCTATATAAAGATACGTAGATAATTACAAATATGATGAGCCAAATTGATTACGAACTTACTTTGTTGCGCCAGCGAATTGCTATGCTAGAGGAACGAAAGCGGATCGATGCAGAGCAAGAGATTGCCATGCAGGCAAATCCTTTGAACACTATCGGCAATATAATTGCCGAAAAGACGGGGCGGATTGACCGAAATAGATACTCTAAAAGCTTTCCTATGTCCAGAAGCTATGACCAAGAACAAATACAAATGCTTATACCTATACATAATATGCTGAAGACTATTGTCGAACGCCTGGACACTCTCGAAAGAAGCGGATAGGCTGAGCTACAATTTATTTCTATTCTATATGAATAGATGGAATCAAAGCAATTAGTTGTTCATAAACGGTTTGCACAACCCGATAACACCATGTATTATATTGGCGGAAGCGGCGGCATGTTATTCCTATGTTTATTAGTATTTTTGTTGCGCAAATTGCGACCCGAACAACGTCTCCCTTTCCGAAGCAGCCCTTCGGATTTTACTGGAATTCGTATAAATCACAACCATCAACAACAGATTTTCAATCGGGTAAGAAAACCAGCGTATCATGAAGTAAATCCTGTATAGTTTTAAGTCCGAAAGGACCAAAAATTGAGCGGACCTGGTTCTGTGACTGAATATTCAAGAAAGAAAAAATGAGCGTAACTAGCCTTGTTATCACCCTTCACCGTGTTGGAAAGAATTCCGAGAGCGATGATGTGATTCGCATTACTCCGTTTATGGACGAGTTTAAGATTGAGTTCGTTGGGCGTGTGGACAAGCTTAAGCATTTCCACTATGCGACTCAGGAGCAGACCGTACAGTATGTAGGTGACCTCATGTATCTACTGCCGAACGACTCGGACCCGTACGAGTTCATGCAGTTCGACTTCCCCTGCTTTCCATCGGTTATGTTCAAGGTCAGCGACCTTGACGATAAGACCGTGCGCCGCACTGTGCGCGACCGCCTGACTTCGACGCTGGAGAACTGGCCTGAGAAGGTCCGCTACAGCTCGCGCTCAGTGGATGAGGAGATGACAACTGGTTGGTAGTCGACTATCTACTGCCCTATAAATAAAAAATATAAAGACGAATGTTTATATTTTTCATTTGATAAATTTGATTTAACAGGCAAGGCGCTTTGTATAAGTATGCCTGACTTAATTGATGTATTGCGCATCATCGCCTATATGGGATACGGCGATGATGTCCGCGCCTGTGGTGTCCTGTGTAAAGATACCACGATTGACAATGAACTCTGGTTTGTACTTGTAAACGAACCTGTGCGCGGTAAAGCAGTGCCTAGTACATACCGCAGTCCGCTTGTAAAGGCTGTACGGAGAGGTGACGTCAACCGCGTACGAATGCTCTGCTCACGCGGGGCACGGGTCGTGCCTATTCGTACTGACGGATTCCAACCCCTGTTTGTTGCCGCCCAACATAACAATGTTTATGTGCTGCGTGAACTCTGTCGCTACGTTAAATTTCCACGCGCACTCATAACACCTCTTATTATATCCACTTCGTTTGGTCACGTTGGTATGGTTGAAGAACTCTGTCAACATGGGATTAATCCCAACGAAGAGTGGGAGGGAGCCACTGTCTTCATGAAAGTCTGTTGCCGCCGCTACTGCTTGGGTGGCGGCTACGGCTGGGGGTGTAATCAGACCTTAGATATTCTAAATATGCTCATTCGTGCCGGTGGCGACATCAATGGGCTGAACAAACGCGGTGAATCGGTTCTTATCTATATGCTCCACCAAATGATATTCGATGAGATTGCCTATACCCAACTGATTTCACTTGGCGCGGACAAAGCACTACGCGACCGCGACGGGTTGACGGCACATGACATCGCACTACAGATGGGACTTGGTGACCTGGCTGCCTGCCTGGCTTGACAAAATTGAAAAAATTGAAATCACATCGGCGCCCAAACCATTTGTCAGACTGCCTATCCATCAAGCCAAAGTAGCTTGATTCATAGCCTTCTAGCCAAAAGTAAGCTAGAAATGCCGTCTCACCGCAACAACGCTTTCGCCGTCCTTGCCGAGCCGACCAGCCCGCGCGCTGCGGCGCCGCTGCGCATCACTGCGCCGAAGCCGCGCCCGCTGCCGACCCTTGTCTACCCTGTCTCTGACTCGGAGGGCGCCGCCGCCGTCGCAATTGTCCAGCGCGGACCCGACGCCGTAATGGCGGCGATGGAGGACGGCTCTGTCAGCTGGGGCGACCTCGGCTGGGCTGAGGACTGGATTGCCGCCACCCGTGCCCGCGCCGAGCGCCGTGCGCGCGGACTGCCTGTCACGCCGCCCGCGCCCGCCCCCGTCTTCGCCCCCGCTGAGGAGGAGAAGTTCCGCGTCTGGGATGATAAGGACGATGACGCCTCTAGCGTCTCGTCCTACGACAGCGCCTGGAGCCCGCGCCTCTGGCACGGTGAGCCTGAGTACGCCGAGCACCTGCTCGAGCGCGCCCGCGCTAAGGCGCACCGCGACCCGGTCACGGGCGAGATTGAGGAGTGCCGCTTCTTCAACAGCGCCGCCGGCTGCCGCAGCGGCGACCAGTGCCCCTACCAGCACGTCCAGCGCGAGCAGCAGACCATCGAGTGCCGCTTCTTCAAGTCGCCTCGCGGCTGCCGCAACGGCGCGAAGTGCCCGTTCAAGCACTGAACGCCGAGAGCCCTCTGTCTGAAAACCAAAAAAACAAAACAAAATAAAAAATTTTTCAGTGTACAATTTTCTAATTTAAATGGTTTCAAAACCGACTTAAATTGTGCGCGCACAATTTACTAAATGGGAATTACACCTAGCCGACAACCTGAGCCGGCATCTCCCAAGAAAGTATTGATTGACACAACTATACTTGACCCGCGGCAAATAGAAAAACGCTATGTGAACGAGATGGTTGCCTACTTAACCGTTATTCGCTGCGAAGACGGAGCCTCTCACAAAGCACTCTATTTTCATGACTGGCATATGGCATTTTATATTTATTCTGGAAAACTCTGTATAAAGCATATGCTGTACAACGACGTGAATAGTAAAAAGGTTATCATCAATCGTGAAGATGCCGTCAAATTTCAGGCGGCATACCAAGCACATAATGAAGCCTGTATCAAAATAGATGGTGTTACAGCTGTCTACAAACAATATGTTAAAGATACGGACGAAAAAATCTAGTTTTGTTGAGCAAACAGCCAAAAATTGAGCAGGAGACGGTTTCATTTGGGTTTAACAAAAAATGGTCCTTACACGTTCTATGATTAAGGAGCGTGGTCTAACTGTTGAGCCGATTCCGTACGTATACCAGGAGGGTGCTAAGCAGCGGCGGACCGCGCGTAACGAAAATATAGAGCTCTTTACACCGGTCAAGCAGCCACGCTCCTTCTCCATCGAGATTTGTATGACTTTCACTGCAGTCGCGGCAATCACTATTCTCTATACGGTGGCTCTCGCCTATGTATAACTGAGTGATTTTAGAGTAAAATCACTGTACTCTTCTATAAAATGCACCAAAAATTGAGTCATGCTAAAAACATTTTTGTTTTAGCATAAGTTAAGATGGTTCAGACTCGCTCGATGATTACCATGAAGACTAGCTCTAAGAAGACTGTACGCTGCGTGAATGATGTTGCCACTGTTCCTGTACCTGTTACCAGCGGACGTGAGCCGTACGAGCTACGCCCGCGCGTAGCTCGTGTAACGGTAACGATTCCCCTCACGCCGTACTCGCTGCGTCCGCGTATATCATTTCAGTAAATAACTGAACATATTTTTTACATAATTCTGCGTAAGATTCTATGAGTGTAGGGTCTACTTTCAAAAATAGGGAATTCGACAAAGCATCCGCTCTTTACATAGTCGTCCGCTTTTGAATTAATATACTCACCTTCAGTATCATCGACTACCAAAAGTCCGCCGAGACGTACTAATTTTTTTGCCATTTCCATATCACTCTCGGCAGCCTCCACATAGTGACCTCCATCAACATGAACAATATCATATGTATTTAGAAATCTTGGATTATTAGCGAGGAATTGTGGCACCGTCTTAACAGAATCTCCTCCTATTAATTCGAAGTTAACATTTGGATACTGTGACTTCATATATTCAAAACATACATGTACATATCTGTGAAGAACAATATCAAAAATGGTGAACCGCAATGATTCCGCAGTGTTGCCAAGAAGGAATAGAAGAGCCGAATGTCCCGCGTTAAATCCTATTTCGCAGATGCTTGTTTCTGCCTGCATTCCACACCAAAACAGATTTAATTGCTTATGAATAAGCAGCGGATCCTCTCTTAGTGTTGCGTGTTCATAGATAGAATTTCCTTCTAAACTCTCACCCACCTCTGTTATCAGACCCAATAACGCCTTCTTATGATTCGTAAGCTGCTCGTTTTTTTCACCAAACTGTTTCTTTGTCTCGGTAAAATCCATTTATGATTTATAACTACTTATTCTTTATATACGGCTACTTAAATAATCTCGGTGATAGTCTAGTTATAATGGATATACGAACCTGGATTATAAATAATTTGCCTAGCGAAGGTATTATTGTCGAGGCGGGCACAAGCAACGGTAATGATACATTATTTTTTTCTGACCATTTTAAAAATGGAAAAGTATATGGATTTGAACCAGTCGAGAGCTGCTATCTAGAAACCCTTTCTAAAGTTGGAGGTAGAATTAATATTGAGATTGCTAACGTAGCTCTATCCGATAAAAAGGGTACAAGTACTTTCTATCTGAGCGACCAATTTGGTGCCGATTCAGGTTCTTCCTCTCTATTAAAACCAAAAGACCATTTGCGCGTTCATCCTGATATCACGTTTGACAAACAGATTAAAGTCTCTACAATTAACCTTGATGAATGGTTTGAATCAAAAAATATAGACTATATTGATTTAATGTGGCTAGATATACAAGGGGCTGAGCCATTTGTTCTAAAGACCTCTCCTGTAGCGCTGAGCCGTACAAAGTATTTATATACAGAGGTTTCATTAATGGAAACATATGAGGGTGTTGTACAGTATCAAGATTTTAAGACCTTTCTACAGGAGGCAGGATTTGTAGTTGTTACCGAGGACCTGCCTTGGGTCGATATGGGTAATGTTTTGTTTAGAAATACCAGGTTGACGTAGTTACCAATAACATGCACCCTCTACACTCTGTGCATGTGACGGCGTTTCAGCCTCACTGGGTCGCACCCAGTGTTCATTAAACATCTTTGAAATTACATTGTGATACTTCCATCGTTCGCCCACGAGTCCGAACATGATTTGCGTTCCGCCGCCGGTATGGAGTGCGATTAGACCGCGCTTTTTCAGTTCTACTACAAGCAGAAGCGAAAGAGCACCGATGCCTACAAAGGCGTATCTGGCACCTGTTGCCTGTACCTGGTCTGCCAAGCTCTGGACCGCCGCCAACGGACCCGCCTTCAGAATTGGTTCCGACCACGACAGTGCCATCTTTTCTGAGGTCATATGAGGTCCATATGGCGCCTTAACAGTGTGCAGTTCCTGTGTGTCTAACCACATCTTTCCTCCGATTCCACCCTCAGGAAATAGCTGTGCTCGCTTCGCCCACTGCGACTTGATGGTGTCAGCGAAAGGGCTTACAACACAGATAGAACCCTTGGTCATGCACAGAGTATACTGATTTTCTGGCGAATAGAAGGGCTCCAGAGCGCGCAGCGGAATGCGGTCCTTACCAGGAGCAAATTCACGTAGAAATATATCTTCTTGGCGCGGATATGTCGGATTCCATGCAACCGGTAGGTCGAGTTGTGAAGCGGCGCGAATCATCGCTTCAGACCAGTCGTCGATGGTTTCGTGAATGGTCTGTCCTTCCTTAGCCCATAAACCAGCGTTAATAGTAATATGATTGATTATCTTCTGCGGATACAGAAGTTCGGGTGTAATGCAGCGCTGCCTGAAATAACAGATTGCCTCAAACTCAGATGTACCAAACTTACCTGTTGCCCAACCTGCGGTTGCATTCGATATCTGCCGACATAGGTATTCGGCGGCTTCTTTTAATTGAAGAATTACTGCTCCTGTTACACCTCCCATTTTTGATTTATGGATTAAACTCGATATGCGACCTCAACTTTTGCACAAGTTTCACTTGACCAAAAATAAACTCCGGGCAATAATAAAATTACTAGATAATATATAAGTATGATTAATACATTATTTGTAATTTCTGGTAATTGTAGAACTTTTATAGAATGCATAGATAGTATTTATAATCATGTTATTTCTAAATTATTTAAACACATCGATTGTGATATTATCATTTATTTGTATTTAAAATTATCCAATCCAGATTCAAGGAATGAACCTGGAAGTATGTTTACATACAATAATATTTCAAAAGAAATAGTATTAGACAAAATCAACGAACTAATCAATAAGTTTAACATAAACATTAAATATACATTATTAGAAGAAGATGCTATATCAGATAAAGAACTGCTATCGCAAGTCAAAGATCGTTCTAAATATATTGGGCAACACTTCTGTAGAGATGATATTTTACTAAGAGCTTTACATTGTCATTATAATTTTGAACAGTGTGGAAAATATATTATAAACTTGGAAAGAATAAACGAAAAAAAATTTGAGTATATCATTTACATAAGACCCGACTTGTTTTTTACAAACGACTGCAAATGTAATTTTTCCTCAACTAAAGTAACTTTGGGAATGATGGAAAAATGTGGCATCAGAGATCATATAGCAATAATACCACGCGAGCATTTTGAATCATTTTTCTTTGATAGAATGAATATTTATAGAACTAATACGACACTGTTTTATGGAACGCCTGAAGAAATATACATGAAAAGCTTAGATTACGATTTCGATGGAGCATATATAGGAACTTATTATATAAAACGACAAAATTAAAAACAAAGGTATATATGAAGACTTTAATTGAAGTTAGCACGTTTGACGGAAACGAGGTTTAATATATGCAAAGAGGGTGTCAGCGCCGAACTGATCGATATTTGCGACAGCTTTAAGACTCTCAATAAAGAGAATCGGTCCAAAGCGGCGTCGCTCACCTGCTCCAAGAAGGGGTTCAGGAGCTAGACAAGATGGTCAAGAAGCGAAAAGGCACACACCTCCCATTTTTGATGTATGTAATGTAAACAGTCAGAGGGTTCAAGTTTTGCACAAGTTTCACTTGACCAAAAAATTGAACTCCGGTCAATTTATAAAGTTGCTAGTAATAAAAGCCAGACAAAATGCCACGCAATACTACCGGTGGTAAGAATTTTAAGAAGTTCAAGACTGGCGCGGAGGGATTTCGCGCTAAGGCGGCACGTGAGGAGGCTGACGATATGCTTGACCTGATGCGCAAGGTTGACCGCTACGGCAAGGAAGGGCTCGCCCCTGATGACAGGGAGGCGCTGCTCTATATGTTTGTGGGACGAGTAACAAAGCGCTTTGGTCACGGGCGAATGGAGGTGCTGTGTCACGATGGCATTAATCGCCAGTGTCGCATCCGTGGGCTGCTTCGTAAGCGCGGGCAGGTCTTCATCGATATTGACCATCTTGTTGTTGTGTCTACCCGTGAGGCGGTTGAGTCTGATTCCGATGACGAGACGGGTGTGAAGACCTCGAACGGATCAGGCGGCGCGACCGCAGATATCATTGGTCTCTTTAATGAGAAGCAGTCGGCTATTCTGCGCAAGACCAGTGTAAATCCGTCGCTATTCGCTAACGCAAAGGGGGCGCCCGAGGAGGAGGACCTCTTTGACCGGTCAGACCTTACGAAGGGTGAGGAGCTGCATGAGTCTGATTCGGAGGCGGTTGACGGACTTACAAAGAAGCCCGCTGGGCGGGCGGATCGTGCGAAGGCGGCAACTGCGAAGAAGACGACCGATGAAGTTGACATTGATGACATTTAAAAACTATACAGTTTCTTATAAAAATTATAACATTAACTTTTTCAGTAAAAATGAACTCACGACGTTGCGCGTTTATGATGGTAAAATGGCATATCTAAAAGTAATCAATCCTGGTACGGCTTGCACAGACTTCCCTGAGAAGCCTGCCGCCGAGTATTCGTGGTCACTGGACCCGTTTCAACAGCACGCGATTGCAGCGATTCATCGTGAAGAGAATGTGCTGGTTACAGCCAAGACAGGCTCTGGTAAGACCCTAGTGGGTGAATACCAGATTCACTATTCGTTGGCAAAGGGGCGCCGTGTCTTCTACACGACTCCTATTAAGTCTCTTTCGAACCAGAAGTTCCACGACCTCAAGAAAATCTTTCCCTCCGTCGGTATTCTGACTGGCGACATTAAGTTCAAGCCTGACGCACAGGTGGTCATCATGACGACAGAAATCTTGCGTAACATGCTCTATAAGCGGAAGGCGTCCACTGCTTCACTGGGCATCTCGTCTAATATTTCACTGGACGACCTGGACGCCGTCGTGTTTGATGAGGTCCACTACATCAACAATCCGGACCGCGGAAAGGTGTGGGAGGAGACACTAATCCTGTTGCCGCCTGAGATTCGTCTCATTCTCCTATCGGCAACACTGGCGGCACCTGAGGCGTTCGCAACCTGGATTGGCGACCTCAAGCAGAAGCCGTGTGTTTTGATTTCGACGCTCTACCGCGTAGTCCCGCTCACACACTACGTGCTACGCGGAGATGAGATGCTCTGTATTATGGACGCCAAGGACAAATATGATGATAGTCTGTACAAGGGCTGGTTGAACTGGCGCGACGGCGTCCAGGGCGGTGCCGACAAGTACAAGCAGAAGGTCAAGGATGCGCGTGCGGGCGGCACAGAGGGGGCTATTGATGGGAAGGTTGTGGTTGAGTCCTTTCTCCATCAGTTGAACAGCACCATTAATATGCTGTCAGAGAAAAGTTTGCTGCCAGCTCTCTTCTTCGTCTTTAGCCGCAAGCAGTGTGAGCAGTATGCGAAGAAGATTGAGTCGACGCTTATTAATAGTAGCGATGCCGCAGCGGTGAAGCATATCATTGAGTTTCATCTCCATCGCTACGAGTCGGTCAAGAACACGTACCAGTACACGATTATTTCGGAGCTGCTTATGCGCGGCATCGCCTATCATCATTCGGGTCTGATGCCACTTCTAAAGGAAATCATCGAAATCCTCTTTGCGCGTGGGCTCGTCAAGGTTCTGTTCTGTACCGAGACGTTTGCCGTAGGTATCAATATGCCTACAAAGACGGCTGTATTCCTGGACTACCACAAGTATGATGACAATAGCCGCGGACAGCGTTGTCTGTTCACGGACGAGTATCTTCAGATGGCGGGTCGTGCGGGGCGGCGCGGCATTGATAAGGTGGGAACTGTACTGTATTTGCCCCAGAGGAAGCCGGCGTTTCCTGAGGAGGTGAAGGGTATGATGAACGGCTCCACGCGCGCCATTCAGTCACGGATGGACTTTCATTACGACTTTCTTCTCAAGACCATGCAGTCTGGTGAGTTGCGGTGGCTCTCTATCCTGAAGGACTCGTATTGGTATAAGCAGCGCATGGTGGTGCGTGACTCGCTTCTGAAGGAGCTGAATGTCGTAGAGGACGACATGGTCAAGACCGCAGGTATGATTAGTGAAAGCGACTTTGCTGACCTCAAGGAGCGTGCAGCACTTGAAGAGAGGATTGCTACTTCTGTAAACGCAAAGAAGAAGGCGGCACAGAAGGCTCTTGCTGCTTGGCAGGCGGCACACGAAGGGGCGCGGTGGGCGACGGGTTGGCAACTCTATCCGCAGCTTCTGCGACTTGAGCAGGCGGCGAACATGAAGCGGGCTCAGGCTGCGGCATGTGAAGAGGTGTCGTCTACGGTGGAGCCGCGCATTCGCTTTCTATTAGAGGCGGGATTTCTCAAGGATGTGACGGATATCAGTACGATTAGCAAGGAGAATCTGGCGCTACGTGGTATTCTAGCAACAGAGGTCAACGAATCACATTCACTTCTGACAGCGGAGGTCTATGTACAGGGGTTGATGAAGGATTACGACGCTGAACTCATTCTGTGCGTACTGGCTGCCTTTATGAATGAGAAAATGGACAGTGGTGAAGTTCTAAATGTGCGCGATTTGCGGGTACCCAAGAAGGTGACCGACATGTTGTATGAGATTGACGGTATTGCGAAGAAGTTTCAAGAAATTGAGAGCCGCTGTGGAATTCCGTACGACAATTACTGGGACCTCAACACTGCGTGGATTGAGCCTATGTGGCGCTGGCTACAAGGAGACTCGGCACCGTATCTCTGCTTGAACTACGGTATGTATGAGGGCAATCTTAGCCGTACGGTGCTGCGTATGGGTAATATTGCGGATGAGTGGATTGCTCTTGCAACCTATTGTGAGCATACGGAGATGGTTCAGCGGATGACTGCTATCAAAGAAAAGCTGCTGCGCGAAATCGTTATTTCGGATAGTCTGTATCTGCGCGTTTAACTAGCGTTTCACTGGTGCCTTGACCGGCTTCGGTTGCCCCTTGAGCGTGGCTAGCTCAGCACTCTGTTTATCTACACCCGCCTGCAAGGCGGACTTCTGCTCTTTGCCCACGGCATATTTTTTCTCCAAGGCTGCACACTGCGTCTTTAACAGCTTGTACTGTGCTTCAATGGCGGCGCTAATCTTCTCACGGCTCGCCATCTTCGCCTCTAACATAGTAATTTGCGCATCGGCGGCAATCTTCGCCACACGCTCAGTATCATAGCGTCCCTGGCTCACTAACATTTCACGCTGAATGATATCCTTATCGGCTTCTAGGCGTTTTGTTGTCGTCTTTAGTTCAGCGAGCTGTGCTTTTTGGGCGACAGACTCTTTCTCAATTGCGGCTAATTTCGTTTTTGTCTGTTCCAATTGTGTTGAAATTTGCTTATTTTGGCTGGCGGCGCGCTCCAATTCAGCGGACAATTTCTGCGCCGCAGGTTCATTCTTTCTTGACGACTCAACCTGTATCTTGAGTTGCTTTACGAGGTCGTCTGATACCTGCTTCTCGACATTATATCTTTGTAAATTCTGCTTCAATTGTAAGAGTTCTTTATCTGTTCTAACACAATGGTCATCCTGCTGAGCAGTATCTTTCTTCGAACTCGCAACGGACTGGTTCAATTTCAAATTTTTACGAACCTGCTCATCCAAATTTAATTTCGTTAATCTTAAATTAACTTCACTGGTCTCGCGCTCCGCTAAAGCAATTTCCAGCTGTTTCTGTGTATCATTGACCTCCTTTAGCGTAAGATTCTTAATCTCTTCGGAGATATCGAGCCGCTCATTGAGATTTTTAATCGTCTCCAATTTTTCTTCAACCAGTTGCCGCCCCTCCTCTCGTTCCTGCGTAACCTTTTTTAGCGCATTTTCTTTGAGCTCCAGCGCACTTGTAAGGTTCGCTATGCGCGCATTCTGAGCTTCAAAGTCGGCTTTAGACAGAGGTGGTGGAGGTGGGGGTAGCCGAGCTGCAGCAACCGCTGCTACATTTGCCGCGGCGGCGGCAGCAATAGCAGGAGGAACTACACCTGTTGGAACAGGCTTTGCCGATGGTTTAGGTGGCGGTGTCTTTGGTAGCGGCGACGCTGCGAATCCCTCTTTTTTAGTCGGGGTGCCAAACATGATATATGCTGAGAGTAGTATGAAAACCACACCGCCCACTAGGGCAAATACTTGTAACGATGATGTTTTCATTATCCTTACATAGAATGGAGAATTTTCATAGAGTATCTATAATATATTTAGCCATTGATTCAGGGTTGTAGTTGGCGCGTACAAAATCGCGCCCAGCAAGCGCAATCGCCTCTTGTTCGGCGTCGGGTAAGGAAAATAAGGCTTTATAACAGGCTTCCATTTCATGATACCGGACAGGAATATAGTGCTTGAACGGAATCAATTTGAATGGTAACAAAATATTATAGTAATCGAGATCGGCTGTAATAACTAGCATTCCTGATAAAAAGCCCTCCCATACTTTCCAACTATCCCATTGAATTATGCGATTCTTAGCCTGCGTCGTATAGCCGCCGTGTGCATCCAGGTAGCGATGCTTGGCTAGAAATTCAAAATAGGCGGGTGAGTGTCGGCGCCCTGTGTGATTCCATTCGTGGAGCGCTTCTGCCGGCGGCTCTCCAAAATTGTCTATATATGTGTCACATTGTATATTGTTGCGTTCATAAAAGGCTTTAGCTAAATTACGCAAATAGTGGTTATCAACCCGGTGCGTCCAGGCAATCTGCGGGCTGCGCTCGGACCAGGGGATTTGAAGCTGACTCGTAATTGCCAACATACGATTTGACGCAGCAAAACAAAGGGGTTTGGCAATATTTGAGTCTTTTGTACATGTTGTCATGTAATATCGATAGGCTTCAGGTAGAAACACCTTTGACTTATGCCTAATCCATTCGTCTTTCGCGTCGAATATGATAAGGCGCCCTGTCTGTATTTGCCCAACAAAGTCTTCTGGGGCTGACGTAACTATGTAGGCGTCTGGCGCGGGCTTCAGCGCTTCATTAAACAGATAATTACCAGAACTATCAGGATAGTAGTTGATATTAGCAGTGAAGGACTGGTTGCGGGCTTTTAATCCCTCGGCAAATACGACGCACGTATGCTGATAATTTGCCTTCGTCGGTCCACCGTACGGATTGAGAAGGAAGTGAAACATCTATAGAGTGCTATTATCTCTATTTTAAGCCGTATTTCAACAATTTTTACAGTATTCGGTTAAAAGGTCGGATACACTACTATCTGAAATATAAAATATATCTCCACTGATTCGAGTATTAAATTCAAAAATAATTGGTCTATTATTGATTAGCTTAAAATTCGCATTTATGAATCCACTATAATGTATGAAAAACATTTCAAACACAGAAAGAATTGGCGAATCCAACCTACATTCGGTTGTTTCAATAACTGTCGATCTAGGTCTTACAAAAAGTATCTCTGTACTTATCTGATAATATGCAATATACGTAATTATCCTTCCTTCTATAACTAGAAATTGGACGCTGTACTCTTTATTTGATTCTATCGCCTCTTGAATAATATAGTTTTCAATATCTGGTATACTATTTATTGCCGCCTTGAAGTCAGAGTAGTTGTTAATCACACGAACATTACGCCCCGCCATTCCCTCATTCTTCTTTAGCAGACATGGAAATTTGGGGTCATGTAGTGGATATGATTTCGGCATATATTCTTTTAAATAATGGTTCGAAAAGCGAATCTTATCCCCTAATTCCACTACATTCTGTGTATCACATGTGATGAAATGATATCCGCGCTGTTTTAGAAGGTCGGCATGTTGAGAAAATTCTATCGACATTTCGTCTGTTTTTACAATTATGTATTCATCGGTTTCTGCGTTGCGATTAAGTACAAGACTGAGTGACGCTTTTTTAATCGGTATCCCTGTCGCTTCATATAGGCGCTGCCCCCACGAGCTGTCATATGGAATAATTAGGAGCTTCTTATGTGGACCTTCTGGGATTCGAACAAAATTACAATATTCAACTGACTGAATATTGTCAATCTTTGGCTTTTTTGGTTTGATAAAAGACCGGACGAAAGACGACATCTTATCAAACGTAATATATATTTTATCTATATTTTACGTAGTATCATCCCAATACAGGTTATCCTTTGATAGCTCCGCGCCGACAAGAACCTGTTGATTGACATCAATGAGCGTAAGTTCAAAGACAATCTCCTCATTTTCCGGCTCCAGAACCTCTATTTGAACATACTGAACGGCGGGGAAACGTTGGCTGACCAGAGCGTGGAGAGCTGGCACGGTGGCTATTTCAAAGCAGGCGTATTCCTCACCTTCGTCCTCGATAACACATGTGGCGGCTGGTACGTTGGTTTTGAGTGTAGACCACGCCTCCGATGCCATATGACAGAAAAACGGTATAAAAACCTTAAGTCATTATAAATAAATGAGCTCTAGAGCGCGAGCTAAACCGGTTTCAAATAGTATACCCAGTAATCGTATCAGTATTGAAACTAGTAAGAAACTGGTCACAGCCAGGATGAGCGGTGGAATCGGTAATCGACTGTTTCAGACACTGGTGGGGCTCGGATACGCTGAACGTACTGGGCGCGAATTTGTCTTCTATGAGGACAATATGAAACATAATCAGCATACCGACTATGTAAAAACGACCGAAATGCTGTTGGCGTTCTTTCCAAACGTCAAGGTGTGGCGCGGCTCTGTACATTGGACTAACTATAGTGATATCGCGGGCGGTGTCTACACGTATACGCGCATTCCTGATTTGAGTGGTTCAGTCTGTCTGTCTGGCTACTATCAACGATTTGAGTATTTCCCTTCGGATACACGTTTGAATTTTATTATACCGAAACCCAGTTCTACATCGTTTGATACCGCTAGTATTGATTTTAATCACACCTACTTTATTCATTTCAGAAGGGGTGATTACGTTAGTAGTCAATATGATTTGGGATTTACTGAATACTATACGGCGGCTATAAAGAAAATACGCGATGCCGACTCCGCGGCATTTTTCTTAGTGTTCAGCGACCAGACAAAAAAAGTAGACCTTTCCCCTTATGCGCTTGGCGGACTACACAGTATTGTCTCTGATAAAATAAGTGCATGGGAGACTCTTTGGTTAATGTCACGCTGCCGTGGAGCTGTTTGTGCGAACTCTACATTTAGTTGGTTCGGCGCTTTTGCGATACGCGGACTTGGACCGATTTATATGCCGGCATGTTGGATTAAAGATGTTGCAGGGAATCCGAATCCGCCGTGGGCGTTACAATGAGCGGCGGCGATGCCTACGGGTTCGGCGCGTTTTTCTTGAGCCGCCGATATCACCTGGTATAATATCAAGACGTTTTCCGAAATATCTGGCGTTCGCTTCAGTTAACTTAGCCGCTCTGTTCTGCGCTCTTTTTTTAGGCATTTCGCCGTGCGGATTGTAGAGTTGTACAGACCCATCTCTTCCAATAAAATCTATAACGTACGCATGGTCTTCAAGCAAGTTAAATCCTGAGTTATCGTTTTCATCGGCTCCAATTTTCATAAGTCTGTCCTCATCTATCTCGGAATTAGCCTTTGTTGTGAATACAATAGCAGCACCGGCTCTTAATAGAGCGTTAATTGCCCCTCTAAAATCGGTCTCTTCGTCAATCATAATTGTCGTAACAGGCTTGTTTGTTAATATCTGAAATCCCAGATCCGCCTGTTTTGCGTCGTCGGAATCTGGATCACCACCATCAAGCGAATCGTAATCGTCGTATAAAATGGCAACCGCCTTTTCTATAAAGGCAAACCACGTTGAATCCAAATTTACTGTTGCTCTATCGGGAAGAAACTGTTGTTGACCGGCAAATAGCAAATCTGCCCTATAGCGACCGGCTCTTGGAAGAATATATAAGTTGCCGTTTATATTTTTGCCGTTCGCTTCTCCATTCAAATAGACTGTAATAGTGTATGTCTCATCGTCATTGATTGTAAAATTACGCTGCAGGAGTGGGCGTAATCGTTCGCTGCGCGAAAGTGCAGCCATGGGAGCAAGCAGCCAACAATCGCCTACTTCGCCTTGGCTTACGGATGTATAATTTGAGAAATCGGCGGGTTCCGCGCTAAAAAAATTGCGCAGCTCAGGATTATATTTTTCTATTGCATCGGCAAATTTCACGGGATCTAATGCCGGTGGGTCCATTTATTGAACGGATATATTAAATTTGGCTTGGGATATAGTAGAGATGGTTCGAACGACCAGGAAGAACGGACATCAGTTATTCAACGACAATCCACGCGGTCGCGCACGCACTGCCGGCGTGGGGTATGGTTCGGCGGAGAAAGCGCGGGCATCGCTTAAAAAGATTCACGAAAAGCCGCGCGCCTATCAGAAGCAGGTGGCGACTACGATGTATTACCGCGCTAAGTACCACAAGTATCAGACGCCCGGTATGCGTGATGCGATGAAGGTGTACGGTGCGTTTTTGGGGAAATAATAAGGAACTTTTGTAAAAAATGAAGGGCTGTAGAAAATAAGATTATTTCTTAAGTAAGATGTCGCGTTTAGTTCGTATTGGGCAAAAAACGGTTGAACTTTCAGGATTACATGGTATTTGGGTGGGACCCGACCATTTATCCCGGTCGCGCATTACATTATTCTATCTTAATCGCCCTACAGAGCAGATTACATATGAACATGATAAACATGTGGAATGTGCTAACCACGCAAAAATTCTAGAGGAAGCTAAGAAAGAATTTGAGAAGACTTTGGGTCTAAGTTGACCGCATTTCCTGTTCAAACGCATCAGACTTTTTAGGACAAAGTATCTATTAGTACCATTTAAAAAATTGAAAGAACAAATTACGTCAAACTGGCATATTAAGTCATAATGTCTAAAACAAATATTTACGTTCTTCGCCTAGAAGGTGGGCGATACTACGTTGGTAAGAGCGATGATATAGCGAAACGTTATCAACAGCACCTTAATGGTAGCGGCTCTGCTTGGACTAGAAAGTATAAACCAGTTTCACTTGTAAAGACCTTTGAAAATGTGTCTTCTTTTGAAGAGGACAAAGTTACAAAGGAATATATGTCTAAGTATGGCATTGATAAGGTACGTGGTGGGTCTTACGTTGAAATCGAACTTGGCGAGTTTCACTTACAGGCTCTAAAAATGGAGATTTGGGGTGCAAAAGACCTATGTACCCAATGTGGACGAGCGGGACACTTTGTGAAAGATTGCTACGCGAAGACTGACGCGTCAGGTAATAAAATAACGTATGATGAAGAGTCTGATGAATCTGATGAGGAGGAGTCCGATGAAGAGTCGGTAGATGAATGGGGTTGTGAATACTGCGATAGAACGTTTAGTAGCGCGTTTGGTTGCGGTGTACACGAAAAGTCGTGTAGGGAAAAATCAGCTAAAAATAGGGTTGTGAAACAGACATCTACAAAGCAGAGTGGTGCGTGCTACCGGTGTGGAAGACCTGGTCATTATTCACCTGACTGTTACGCGTCGCGCCATGTAAAGGGTTACGAGTTGGATTAAAACAGACTCAGCACCATTCGCCGCTTCCAGTTGCGCGCCGTCATATCCGAATAATAGGACAAGGTCACTTTTTGACCTAGTTCGATTGTCTTTGTCGCCGTCTCATCACGTGAGACAATTGTATTTTTGCCGGCGGTTTTTGACTTTATCTTGACGATGAGGCTCCAGGCAGGAACGTGGAGACTAATTTTTGTTAGGTCATCGATGTACTGAATATCAATGATCGTGGCTTCGGTTGAGCCCGTGGAGGCGTTGGCTAGGGCGCGCACGAAGACCAGGTCGCGGTCGTGCTGCTTTGCCGCCTTGGCGATTTTGTTGAGCGGGGTTGGCTCGGTTGGGAGAGGGAGTGGCTGTGCGTGGAGGAAGGCTTTGATGACGCGCTGGTTCACCAGGTCCGCGTAGCGACGAATTGGTGAGGAGGCATGCGTATAGAGGTCGGCGCCCAGCGACCAGTGTGCGGGATTCGGCTCGTCGGCAGGGACGTAAGAGGCGGCGCTGTATGCAAGGAATTCTAGGCTAGGGTCGACCGCGGTGTAGCGCTTCAGCTTCTCCATGTCAGGGGCTTTGTGGCTACGGAGCAGACCACTTGCGGCTTTGCGCAAGACCTTTGCCGCCTCCTTGTTGTAGAATTTCATCGCAACCTCAATCCATTTATGGCTGTCTTGCGTCGGCTCGTTTAGGGCTGTGCACATTTGAGTTAGCGTGGTACAGAGCGTGGGCTCTTCGTAAATAGATTCGTAGCTGTAGGACTTTTCGGTCACGACGATGGACTCGAACCAGGTGACATTGGTTGGGTCGCCGAGTGTAAAGGAGAGACTCAGACCGGCTTTTGACTTTCCAGGGAGCAGGGATAGCGCATCTTCACTGAGCTCGGCAGGGAACATGTGCTTGGGCTGGTTGCCGTCCTGGTAGAAGGTCTGACCGATTTGTGCGGCTCTACCGTCGAGAGGATGTCCTTGCGGGACAGTTGCGGCGACGTCGGCAATCGTAATCGTGATGCGTGGGTCCTGAAGCCACTCAATACTGATTACGTCATCTACGTCGCGGCAGCCCGGTGGGTCAATGTTGAAGGTTGTCTTAGGGAGGGCGACGCGGTTGGTCAGAGGGGGCGGCGACGGTAGGTCGCCCTTCCACTTCACACAGGCGTACGGAGTGTGAGTCCAGAAGAGCGCCTCTTCGTCGGCACCTTCAGGCAGAAGGCGCTGGAGGTTGCCACGTGGATAAGTCTCCGTCCACGAGTCAAATGTGATGAGTCCGATGCGATTCCTCGTTGAATCGCGCTCTGAGCAGCCGACAATAAACGGTGGATAGGCTTCGTTGAATGGTGTGAACAGATAGATGGGGATGTTGCGACTCGTGAAGCCGTAGCGCACCTTGGAATTCAGTTCTACGAGACCCGCCAGGACAGGGTGCTGTGTTCTCTGCTTTAAAACACAACCTGTCTCAGTTGCGTCGACTTCATCGTTGGGTAGACACTTGTTGGCGAGCTTCGCGCCGGCGAAGGACTTTGTGGGTTGACCTAGTGTGACGACTTGAAAGTCGCGGTAGTTCTTGGTTTTAAGCATTTTACTATAGATGTCGGTGTATGAAGAGACTCAATTTTACTAACCGTGAATGTGAAAAATTTGAAATATGCGAATAATAAATTTGATACCTCTCATTTAGAAAAGATATATGATGACGAAAACCTATATACTAACAGAAATACATTCACAAACAGTAAAGGCTAAAGAATATGATGATGTTCGCCTCATTATTACTGAGACTGAACAGCCAAAGGAGAAACTGTCTGTGATTGACCCGGACGATGAAGGCGTTGAGGCTGTTGCTCTCAATGGTGATAATATTAGTATAGTTGCTACAAAAGGAGGACAAACTGAAAAGGAACCTGATATATACGCTATAATCCATCGAGATACGCTAAAGCAAGCAGAACAAATTGCTTTAAAAGAAGAAAAGCCATTCCATATAACATGGTATAAAGATTCGATGACAGGGGGTGTATTTGTAGGTGAACGTGTAGTAAGTCCTGAAGTTCCAAGACTTACTAGATATGTAAAATATCTGGTAAATATGTCAGATCATGGGTTTCACAAAAACTTTATAGAAAAAATATATAAGATAAAAGAAGACTTTATAATAATTACATCTTATGCCGTATTTATTGTTTCTTCTAAAATTAGAAAGCGTAAAATAAAACGATCGCCCTAGAAAAAGATCTAATTTCACTTATGTATGCGTTTACTAACGGATTTACACTTTATGGCTATATTCTAATAGAATCTTGCGTGGAATATAATTTACTGCGCGTATATCCGTCGAGTCAAGTACGACACGCGGCGCTTTGCCGGCGCGATACGCCTGCATCCACCGAAGCGCACAGACACACCAGCGGTCGCCGGCAACCAACCCAGGGAAGTTGTCTCTTGGGCTAATTAAATCGTTGTCCTCTTTTAACATATATTGTAAAAATTCGTCGTCTACGATGGCACAGACAACATGTGTTCCCGTGTCATCGTTTCCAGTAGTACAGAATCCGTCACGATAAAACCCTGTTACTTTACTCAAGTTACAGGGTTTCAAGGGCTTTCCTAGAACATTGATTTTATCAGCAGTTCCTAGCTTACGCGTGCGTTTGCGATTTGTGCGCTTTCTATACGTGCGCATCTCTACTTTTGTAAGTAAATATATTGTTATGATTATGGTGATTTGTAACATCTAACATCTAAAACCGGGAAATTCAATACATCTTTATACGGGCGGCGCGCTACTCGCTGAGGTCAAAGAGCAGCTCCTCGAAATCAGTCGGCGCCTCAGTCTCAACTGAAATCACATCGCGCGCCCACGAGCCGATAAGCAGACTTTCGCCGCGGTAGTCGCCGCCGCCGCGACCATTGCCTTCCGCCGTCAGGAGGGGCAGGGGGTGGTATGCCATACCCTCTTCGCCGCTGCGCACCTTCGTCTTGTCGACGAAGAGACGCTTGGAGTGATTGACGATGAAGCGGTACTGAGTCGTGTCCTTTTCGGTGGGGTGAATCTCATTGTACTCTGTGCACTGGCTGTGAAGATTACCGTTATGGTCCGGGTCTGGGTCCGCGTAGTCACCCGCCCAGACGACACGGCTCTTATGCTGTGCGCCCTCAGGGCTCAAGCCGAACTCAAACGTCTGGACAAAGTTATTTCCCATGTACGAATGCTCAGTCAGCTTCGCACCATTGCCGTACCGATGTGCGCACATCCATACGACAATCTTGCCTTCCTTATCAAGAATAATTGGATAATAGTACTGTCCCATTTTTTATTGTATGTTCTTTGCGGGCGACTATGATTTCAATTTTAAATACCAGCACCCATAATAAGGATGTCTAATCCAAATTTGGATATAGAGTTTAATTATAATTCAATCAACCGGTATTACACAAGTAAATTGGCGGACGCCGCAGTTGAAAAACCCCCGCT